CTTTGATCTGCCCCTAGTGGCACTGGGCGATGGCAGACTCAACGTGGCCCAGGACGCCCCTATTTTGATCCCTCTGGATGTAGAGGCAGCGCGCGGTAGGACGGTGCACGCGGATCTAGATCACACCTTTTTGTTCAGCTTTTTTGATTACCTGCCCGCGCTGGCGGACACGTAAGCTTGATCGACAAGGACGGTGAACGGGGGCGCTTGTGGCCCCCGCACCGCAGAACAGATAGGAGAGAAACATGGGCCTATACGAGAAACTTCAAACTTCAGTAGAGCTAGAGACACAAGGCGTCCTGATGGTTTACAAGGACCTGGGGCTACGTATGTGCGTACGCCGCGCGGGCGGCAAGAACAGCGCCTACACTCGCGCCATCGCGCGACAGACCAGAGATTTCCAGCGGGCCTTAGATCTGGACCAGGTCTCAGAAGAAACGATGACAGCAATCTTGCTGCCGGTGTTCGCGGACCACGTCGTTGCGTGCGATACGGTGGAAACCGAAGTCAACGATGAAGGCACCCCGACCGTAGGCACAGACAAGTGGGCCAAGGGCATCGAGAACGAAAACGGCGAGGTCGTGCCGGCGACGAAAGAGCAGATCATCGAGACGTTCAAAGCACTACCCCTGCTGTTCCAGCGAGTTCGCGAAGACTCGTCTCGTGAGTCGTTGTACCTGGCGTCAGCAAGAGAGGCCGCTGCAAAAAACTCGTAGCCGTCCTCCTGTATAGCCTGGGCCAGGGGCCAACGGAAAAGAAGATTATCCAGGACTGCATGCGGCGTAAGAAGCCGCTGCCCGAAGCGATCAAGAACGCCCCACGGCTTCACGTCGGGCTCGACATCTTCTACTTCGCGTATGGCGACCTTCAGGGCGACCGAGGCGGCATGGGCGATGGGCGTATCCCGTGGACCGCCGTCCAAGCGTATTGCCTCGCCAATGACTTTGAGCCCGATTTGATCGAGGACTGCCACCACTACGTCCAGGCTATGGACGACGCTTGGCACGAGTACCAAAGGGCCAAAAGAGATAGGGAAAACGCGGCCGGCAGGAGGTAGCTTAGGCGTCCGATATGCGCTATGATAGGCTCCAATGGCCCGGTTCGTAGTCGTCAAAGACTTCGCCGCTCTTGCGACGGAGATGCAGAAGCTCGGCATTGAGATCGAGGGCGGGGAAAATCGCCTGGTCAAAAACATCGCCACGCACATCCACGAGCCGCTGGTGCTTGGCACGGCCGCAGACACGGGCGAAGCGCGGTCGAATTGGGTCGTCACGACTGGCAGGCCGAACGCAGCGGCGATTGACCCGTACGCCCCAGGTGAGCACTTGGGCATGGGGGAGCGACAGAATGCGCGGGCTGCGATCGACCAAGGGCAGGGCGTGATTCAGTCTCGCAGGCCGGGGGATACCGTCTTCATCACGAACCTGGCTGACCATATCGGTCAGTTGAACGATGGTCTGGTGAGATTCCGACCGGAGAATCGCGCGGCCAAGGCAGGCTTCATAGAGCAAGCGATTGACGAGGGCATCGAAATGGGGGTCAGGACTACTACGATCCTTTGAGGTTGATAGGTGGCTTCACGCACTTACACAGTAAACGTAAATATCGCCTCCACTGGGGGGCGTGCGGTTGCTCAGCAGCTCGGAGCTGTTCAGCAACAGGCTAAGTCAGCAGCGGGTGCACTTACGTTTTTCAGACGCACGCTTGCGGGGCTAGGGCTCGGGCTGGGCATCCGACAGCTCGTTGAGTACGCCGATAGTGTTACGAACCTCCGTAATAGACTGTCCTTGGTCACGTCTTCGTCACTGGAGGTTAGCCGTATTACAAAGGAGCTGTTCTCGGTCGCCAAGGACACCCGAAGCGCGTTCGACGATACCGCACAAGTCTTCACCCGCCTGGCGCTGTCCTCGAAGCAACTCGGTGAGACGCACGATTCGTTGCTTTCTATCACGCGATCGTTGAACCAAGCAGTCATCCTCTCGGGCGCCAATGCTCGCGAAGCATCAAACGGCCTCATTCAGTTGTCGCAGGCCATCGCATCGAACCGGCTCGGTGGCGACGAACTGCGCAGCGTGCTAGAACAGTTACCGCTCGTCACGGACATCATCGGCGAGCATCTGGTGAGGCTGGGCCTCGCTGTCAATGGAACGCGCGGTGAAGTTCGCGAGCTTGGCTTCCAGGGCAGAATCACGGCGCGCATCATCATCGACGCCTTCAAGGAAGCGCGCGATCGGCTGGAGAAGGACTTCGCGAACACCGTTCCGACTATCACGCAATCCTTCATTTACCTGAGTACGACGCTTGTGGAACTGGTGGACGATTTCAACCGATTTAGCAACAGCGCCAGCGTCCTCGCGGGGTCGATCATCTTCTTGGCGGACCACTTAAGAGACTTGCTGAACTTAGCGGTCTTGTTGGGCGGTGCGTTTGCGGGGGTCAAACTTGGTGCCCTGCTTGCCACTATTGTACGGCTAGGAAAAGGCTTCTTTGCGGCTCGCGCCGCGATGGCTTTGTACGTGGCGGGCGCAGGGTCCGCAGTCGTAGGAATCACTACGCTTACAGGCGCAGTAAAGGCCCTGTTCCTTGCACTCGGGGGGTTGCCCGCGCTGATTGGTCTCATCGTTACTGGCCTTGCGCTGTTGGCGAACGCCAATATCAACTTCTTCGGCAAGCAAAATGCCGGCAATGAAAGCGCGGCAAAGGAAGCAAAAGATGCTCTGACAGACATCATGAAGTTTGCCCCTGAGGTTCGCGCAGAAGTGCAAGCGATCGCGCAGGAGATTGCGTTCGTTAACAAACTGTTGGACGAGCAGGACAAGAGCTGGATTCGTAATGATGAAGCCGCTGAAGCGATGCAAAAGAACCAGGAACAGCTTAACAAGCGCCTGATTGAGTTGCGTAAGGGTGGTGGTAAAGACGACCCCAATAAGGAAGCTAAAGAACAGGCCGAGTTGTTGGATAAGATCATGCGACAGCTCGAAGGCGAGTTCAAGTCACTTCAGCTCAACCGTCGCGAGCGCGAGCGCTTCGTTGAGTTGCTACGTATCGAGGAGCAGCTACGCGCGAAAGATTTCAAAGGAGACCAGCTAACCAACGCGCTCGCGCTGGTCGAAGCACAATTGAAACTGAACCAGTCGGAGTCTGAGTATCGCGAGATCCTTGATGGCTTGCTGGCACCGCAGGAAGCACTGAACATCGCTACGATAGACTATCAGCGTATCATCGCGGAGCAGCCCCAGTTTGCGGAGCAGGCGAAGCGCGCCCTGATACAGTACAGGATCAATGCACTGGAGCCGATGACTGACGCCGTTTCGGGTCTGGCTCGCGCGCAGATGGAGCAGCAACTAGAGTTCAGCAACGATGCCAAAGCAGCGGCAGACGCATATCGCGCGTTGACCGATCCGGCGATGGAGTATGAGCAGACGATGCGCGCGTTAAATGCTACCATCGCGGAGTTTCCCGCGTTGCAACGCGAAGCTACTGTTGCGGCCATCGACGCGCGTATAGCGTTGTTGGAAACGCAAACGACCGCAGAGGCAGGCATTCAGCGCGGTGCCTTGAAGATACAGAAGGAACTTAGTGACACCGCGTCCCTAACGGAGACCGCCTTCGTCGGCGCGTTCCAAGATGCTAAGAGCGCGATGCTCGACTTCTTCGAAACGGGCAAGCTATCTACGGATGACTTCATCAACAACTTGCATCGCAGGCTTCTGGACCTAGCGCTGAGCGGCCTCTTGGAGAAGGCGCTTGGTGGTGCGCTCTCGATAGCAGGGGGCCTCGGCGGCGGCCTCGGCGGCGGCACCGGGGGTGGCACCGGGGGTGGCGCTGGCAGCCCGGCGGTATTCGCAGGCGACCCAACCAACTTCGCTCGTGGTGGCGGATTCACGGTCGGGGGCATGGGCGGCACAGACAGCCAGATGGTTGCGTTCCGCGCGTCGCCCGGCGAGCGCGTAAGTGTGCAGACGCCCGAGCAGCAGCGTAGAGGCGGCAGTCGCCCGGCGAACGTGAACATCTATGTCACCACACCCGATGCAAAGAGCTTTGATCGAGCGCAGGGGCATATTTTGGCTCGCATGGGCGCCCAGCTAAGTCGGGCGTCGCGGAGGGACGGGTAATGGCGTTCATCAATCAGCGGCTGCCCGAGGAAGTGGAGAGGGGGTCTAGCGGCGGCCCATCCTTCAGCACGACGGTGGCTACGTTGTCGTCTGGCTTCGAGAAGCGCAACATCAACTGGTCTGCGTCTAGGCAGCAGTTCGATATTGGATACGGGATTCAGAGCAAAGAAGACTTTTCCGAAGTGCTGGCGTTTTTCTATGTATGCAACGGCCGTGCACACTCGTTCCGTTTCAAGGACTGGGGCGACTATGTCATAGGCAACGACGAGGCTGACAGTCCGCAAGAGATTGGTACGGGTGACGGCGCGGACACGACGTTTCAGATCGTAAAGAGGTACACAGTTGGTGCAACCACGCACGAGCGCGAGATTACTAAGCCGGTCAACGGTACCGTGCGTGCGTTCGTGAATTTCGTAGAGAAGACTGAGGGCGCGGACTACACAGTAAACTATCTTACTGGGCTGATAACCTTCACAGTTTTTCCTCCTGCGGCACAGTCGGTTGGCGTGATTTGTGAGTTTGACGTAGCTGTTCGTTTCGATGTTGACAACTGTGACGTTACGCTGGAGACCTTTCAGGCTGGCGCGGTTCCTAGCTTACCCCTGATTGAGGTTCGCAGCGAGTGAAGACGATCAGCGCAAACATGACCACCCACCTTGCGGGTACGGTCACGTCGCTGTGCTCGTTGTGGACGGTCACGCGTCTGGACGGTCAGGTCTTTCGCTTTACCGACCACGACCGCAACGTCGTGTACGGAGGCAACACTTTCTTCGCAGCGATGGGCTACGACCGCACCGCTATCAAGAACGAAGCCTCGCTCGCGGTGGACGGTCTCAACGTGCGCAGCTTCTTTGATGCGGCGCACATTACCGAGGCCGATCTTCGCGCCGGCCTGTACGACCGAGCCGAAATCCATATCCGCACCGTAAACTGGGCGGACCCCGATGGCGACGGTGAAGTCAAGATGCGACGCGGGTGGTTCGGCGAAGTCACGGTCCCGCTGGATTCGGGCTTGTTCTCGACAGAGCTGCGGAGCTTGTCGCAAGCGTTGTCGCAGCAGCTACTCGAAGTCTATCAGCCTACGTGTCGTACGGACCTTGGCAGCACGAAGTGTGGTATACCGATTCAGCCGCCTGTACTCGGTCGGCTGGCCCTTGTCGCCGTGGGCCAGTTTTATCGAGTAGCCACAGATCTTGTTGCGCTCGAACAGGCGCAGTACGAGAACCGTATCTATGAAGTAACAACCCAAGGTACCACGGCGGGCGCGCAGCCGGTATACGACGAGACGCCTGGCAATACTACGCTGGATGGCAGCGCCGTCCTCACTGCGCGAGAGGCGTGGACGCGGCACGCGGTTGTTGCGACAGTGACGGACCGGCGCGTGTTTACGATTACCGTGTCAGAGTCCCGTGCCACGGACGGCTGGTTCGCCAACGGAGCGATCACGTTTGAGAGCGGCAACAACGAGAACGATACCACCGAGGTTAAGGAGTGGATTGAGAGCACTTCGAGAGTAACGACATACTTGCCGTTGCCGTTCGACATTCAGGTTGGCGACCGACTGCGTCTGTACGTTGGTTGTGACAAGCTGCGCTCGACCTGTTTCGAGAGGTTTGCAAACGTCATCAACTTCCGTGGCGAGCCTGACCTGCCGGGCCTCGACGCGCTGACACGCGTGGGGGAAAACTAACATGTCGTGGCAGGGTTTGGTTCTTGGGATCGCGGGGGCAGTAGTCGGCGCTCGGTTCGGCGGAGCCACGGGCGCGCAGATCGGCTTCCTGATCGGAAGCCTTGCCGGCGCACTATTGTTCCCAGACTCGGCCAAGGGTCCCCGACTCGACGATCTGCGGATCACGACTTCCGCATACGGACAGCCCATGGCGTTGTGCTACGGGACGTGGCGCAAGGCCGGCAACGTCATCTGGTCCGAGGAAATTGAGGAAAAAAAGAAAAGCAGTCGCCAAGGTCTGGTCGGCCCCAAGGTCAAGGAGTACACCTACTTCCTCACGTTCGCCGTGGCGTTCTGCAACAACGAACAGGCGGACTTAATCCGCATTTGGGCCAACGGCACTCTGGTCTACGATGTGTCAGGCATCGTAACGTACCCTGAGCAGGAAATGGGCGAGACGTACGAAGACTACAAGGAGCGGCGCGAGCTGTTCCGCAACCTGTACCGTCGTGGCGCGGACGGCTTCTACCGCATGAGGGGGCTGTCGTTCGTCTTCTATCCCGGCAGCGAGACGCAAGAAGTCGATCCCACGATAGAAGCTGTTGTGGGCGTAGGGCAGACTCCCGCATACAGGGGCCAGTGCTATATCGTGTTCAACCGTCTTCCGCTGGCCGAGTTCGGTAATCGGATGCCGAACATCGAGTGTGAGATCGCCCAAACTGTTGTCGAAGTGGGTGAGAATAATTCTGTAGACCTGGCTCTGCCCAGAGAAGGCGGTACGTTGGATACCGCCAACAACCTGTTCTTCGCTGTGGATTGGATACGCCAGTTGGCGTTCGCCATTGACACTGCTGGTGACGTAAGCCTAAGCGGCATACGGCGACTCAATATCGAGACGATGGAGGAAGATCGCCAGCGACTAAATGAAGATGCGTTTGCCCAGATAAACACCGAGGACTTCAACGCGGCCACTGTCAAGGTACGCAACAGCGTGGGCTGTGTGCTGCCTGTCAGTGGCAACCTGTTCGTTCAACTAGAAACCAGTGCGGGCACAAACAACCAGCCCTTTGCGATTGTAGATGGCAACACGCTGCGGGAGATAGCGCGTAATGGTGTACCTGACACGGGCAGCCTAACCTTCAATCGTGAGACAGAGAGGTTTGGTGTGGCCAGCGGCTGCGCACCGATAGTAGCTAACGGTTCGCTTGGACCGCAAGAATTTGCTATCGTGCGCAACGACAACGGATCAATCGGGGTGTTCTTGGGCGGGACGATGCCGTTTTGCATCTGGTCTACTGATAGCGACGAAAACGCGTTCGTCGTAGAAGACGTGAAAGCAGTGTGCGGGGGAAAGACCGGCACAGGCTGGGGCTATGGCTGGGCTACGGTGGGCAGCGACTACAGCCCGTCGCCGCAAAGTGCTCCGCTGACTATCATGAGGATCAAGGTGCCCTATCTGCCGCAGCGCGACCTCAAGACTGAGCTGCTTAACCTTGCCATAGCGGACTATTTCAGCCCCCGCTCGGCCCAGGTCGCTTCGGCCATGCTCATTATCAAGACCGTCATTTGGAACTACACGGACAGCCAACTGAGATTCGAGACACTGGGCACGTACGACCCCGGCGATCTGATTCCTGGGGAGACAGCCCTTCAGACCGCAGGGCGGGGACTGGTCTACGACGAGACCCATGCCGCAGTTATGTTCCACGCTCGCGCGGACAGCAATAGCGCGAACTACATCATATCGGTTTCAGACCTCGACGGCTCTGTTCGATGGCGCACCGAGTACCAGGGCGGCGAGCCCAACAACAACAGCACCTGGTCGCACAGCCGCGTGCAGAACGATACGTTCAGCTTCCTTGATCTGAACGGCGATGGGCACAGCATCAACACCAGGACGGGCGAGCTTCTAGTAGACAACGTGGACTTCCCAGGAGGCGTGGCGACCGGCGCGCTTGGCGCGTACGACAGCCGATCAGACTCCTTCGTCGGGCTGACTGGCGACACAGCCAGCGTGTGGGCGCGGTGGTGGTTTAGCCGGCGTGATCGACAGCCGGTCACGCTTGCCTCGATCGTGACCGACATCTGTGTGCGCTGTGGGCTGTCAGCCGGCGACATCAATGTAACCGACCTTGTGGATGACGATGTTACGGGCTACCTTGTGGTTGGGCAGAACAGCGGCCGTAACGCTATCTCGCCGCTGTCCTTGGTGTACTTCTTCGACGGAGTCGAGAGCGACTTCGTTTTGAAATTTCCACAGCGTGGCGGTGCTGTGGCTCGTACCATTGACACTGACGACATGCTCCGCGATAACGACGGCCATCTGGTTACGGAAAGCCGCAGGCAGGAGATAGAATTACCAGCGCGACTTAGTCTGTCTTACATGAACTACAATCGCGACTACGAGATCAACGTGCAGGCGGCTAAGCGAATACTTGAGCCCGCTAGTGCGATGGAGAGCCGCGAACAAGCTGACATACAGACCACCATTATAATGGACGCGAACCAGGCTGCACAGTTCGTTGAGAGGGCGTTGTTCGCGACCTGGATCGAGCGCATGTCCTACGGCCACAGAGTGCCGTGGACGCACCTCGATCTTGATCCGACCGACGTTATCGCGATCACCACGGACACGGAGACCCTCGAACGCGTGCGCATCAGCACGATAGACGTGGGCGATGACCTGCACATGGAGCTGTCCGAGCTGCGCGAGGAAGAAGGGGAGTGGGAAAGCACGGCGGTAGGAGATGCGGGCGCGATTCCAGACATGCCGGTGGGAGCTACACGCTGTAAATTGCTCCTGCTAGACTGTCCTCTGTTGGAAGACGTTGACGAGCAGTTCGGCCGCGCAGGTGCGCCTCTGTACTACCTGATGGGTGGTTATGGCTTCCCAGGCTGGACGGCTGCAACCCTTTACAAGAGCGAGACGGGCGCATTGAGTGAGTATGAGATCGCGGGGCGCGAGACTAATGAAATGATATGGGGTGTTGCCGTTGACACTCTCGGTGATCCGGTTTCGCCGTGGATGACCGACACCGTGAACACCTTGACTGTTGAATTTCAGGCCGGTGACACGTCGGGTCTAGTGTCCATTACTACCCTGCAACTATTGGCCGGTATGAACCGAGCGGCTGTCCTCAAGGCCAACGGGGAGGTCGAGATCATTCATTATAAGAACGTCACCGACAACGGTGACGGCACGTTCACGTTCGACACGTTCTTGCGAGCCCGACGCGGCACCGACACCCTGTGCTACAACCACCTACCGGGGGAGATCTTTTTGCCACTGCCCGACTATGAAGACGACGCAGTCTCTGTAGACTATGTGCCGCTGAAGCTCGAAGAAATACGCCAGTCGCGCTTCTACAAAGGCGTGGGCGACCGACAGTTGTTCGAGGACGCCGAGACCGTCGGCAAGATCAGCGAGGGCCGCGCGCTGATGCCTTATGCACCGGCCAACATTCATACGTCCCTTAGTGGCAATGACGTGGTGTTTACTTGGTTCCGACGCGACCGTCTCGGTGCAGAAATAGAGTTGGACGACTTGGGCGGTGACATTTTGTTGAGCGAAGACGAGGAGGTGTACGAGATCGACGTGCTCGATGAACCGGGGGGCGACATTGTGCGTACTATCATCGAGATACCTGGGCCGACGTACACGTACACCGACGCCGATCAAACCACGGATGGGCTAGAGGCAGAGGCTCAATTGACGGTTCGCATCTATCAGATAAGCGGTCAGGTCGGTCGTGGTTTCGCGCAAGAGATCACGTTGGACGTACGATAATGCCAGTTGCTAACCCATGGTCACGTTACACTTGGCGCCCTGCGGAGCAGCGCGACTACATTCGGGACAACGGCCCCGAAGCAGCGCGGCTGTTGGCCGAGGCGGTTGGATCGACTACCTACGCTGTTTTGCCACCGCAGTCGCTTCAGGGTGACGCAGTAGAGCCAGACTACTTTGCTCTGTTCGTTCACACACACGATCACGGCAGCAACACTGACCTGCTTGCAGACGACCACACGCAGTACGCCCTACTCGCAGGACGCGCGGCCAACCAGACACTGGTTGGCGGTACGACCGCGTCAGGTTCGTTGACGCATCAGAGCACGGCGGGCATGGGCACAACGGACTTCGTTCGCTTTTTGGTCGGCAACAATGGCGCGGTTGAAGCGATGCGCATCCTGACTAGTGGGGCCATTGGGATTGGCACCACGACAGTCACGAACCCCGGCAAGGTCGAGATCAAGCAGACCATTACTGCCAATACCGGGACTGCCCACACTCTCCGCGTTGAAAATCAGTTTGCGCCAACAGCGGCGGCCGACAACAACATCACGGCCATCAACGTCCTGAATCAGTGGACCAACGACAACGCTGCGGGCAACAGCACCGGCTCGCTGAACGCCGGCATCTTTGTCGCGTCCAACCGCTCTGAACAGCTGCTGGCCAATCTGTCGGGCAACACGGCGCAGGCCGCACTTGGCCCCACGTCTGGAGCAGCGGTGGACGGCGCTACGGCCACTACGATGCGCGGCATGGTAATGCTCGCGCTCGACAACGCGCTGACCGGCACCACGACGCGCATGATGGCGTCGTACTCGGAAGCCCGGAATTCAGGCACCCAGACCATCACAAGGATGACCGGTCACATCATCGGGGTGGGGTCTACAAACAGCGGCTCCGGGGCAGGTGTCATAACCGAAGCCATGGGGCTGCGCGTCGGTGGGCGCGATCAGTCTCTGACCAACATCCTGCTGGCGGGGACCATTACCAGCGCTGTGATGGTAGAGATCGACGACTGGCTCTCAGGGGCCGGCGTCACGTACACCGACGACCCGATCCAACTGCGGCTCAATGCGCTGACGGAAACGGGAGCCATCGCGATTCAACAGCTCGGCACGGTGGGTCACAACCGAATCCAAGGCTTTACCATGATAGGCGTCAATGCCGCCCCGGACGCGCCGCTTGAGATCAACTCAACAGCGAGCCTGGGCCAGCAACTCCTGACCCTGGATCAGGACGACACAGATCAGCCGTTCGTAGATTTTCAGGGGAACACGGGGGCCAACGCTACGGCTAGCATTTCTACTTTTACCGTAGCCGGTGCAACGGCAGGCTTTATTCAGATCGAGATAAACGGAACGAAGCGGTGGATTCAGGTCTACAACGACCCGACCGCGTAAGGAGACCACGATGCTAGACCCACAATTTGTGAAACTACTGAGCGGCTACGTTGATGACGCGGCGCAGAGCGATTACGACACGCTGAAAAAGACTTTCATGCAGTTCATCGAGCTGTCAGACGACGACCAGTTGGCGGTGCTCAAGGTGTACGCGACTGCGGTGTCGGCTGCTAGCGCGTTGGAAAGTGCTTCGTTTGCAACTGCGTCCCAAAGAGCGCTGGACAGGGTCGGGGAATACGAAGGGATAGCGAATGGCCCCATCGTAAAGAGCGCGAAGTAAGCTTTGTCCCAGCGCACAGGATAGGGTAAAGTAGTCAAAATGGCCGAAATACAGAATCCATGGTTGGCCGAGCACTGGAACATGACGGCTCAGTCCGCCTTCATCCAGCAGCACGGCAGACCCAAGGCGGACGAGTTTGCGAAAGCGGCCGGTAGTTTTGTGGGTGCGACCGCGCCAGCTAAGCGTGACCGCGTCGTTCATACCACGATCATCAAGCCGACGCGCAATCTAGACATCAATCAGAACCGCGATGTTCGGACGGTCGGCGCGAACGCACCGGACGATGGTGACGTACTGACCTTCGATGCATCGGCCCTGCCTGCGCCCGGCCAGTGGGTGCCGATGGCACCGACAGGCGGCGGGGGCGGTGCGCCAGTCAGTGCGCAGTACCTGACTCTGGCTCTCAACGGTACGCTTAGCGCCGAGCGACGATTCGTGCCGCGCGCCGGGCTAGAGGCTACGGATGGCGGGGTCAACGCCGACTACACGCTGGACCTCGCGACGGGCCTGATCGACTACTTCCACGATGAAGGCGACGGCCCCGTGGCCGTCACGGTCGAAGAGTTCCACAAGAACATCACGTTCCGCGTGTCTGATGGCGCGCCGGTGCCCACTACTGATTTTGATATCGTGTTCCCTGTCAGCCAGGCGCGTGCATTTTTCTGCGTCATTAACGAGACGAGTGTCAATCTTGGGATACTGAAAACCGGCTACAGCAGCGGGCTTGAGATCGGTCCATTCGAAACAATCGTGGTACTCGATGACGGCATTAAGTTGCGACAGATAGGACGCACCGAGGCCATAGAGTCGCACATACCGGGCACGCCCGGAAACTTCGTTGGTATTTCGAGCACGAACTTTCTCGAAGACAGCGGTTTCGACGTGACAGATTTTGCTGCCGCTGCGCACGCGCACTCAGCCGCCGACATCACCAGCGGCCTTTTGGCGCTCACGCGAGGAGGCACCAACGCCGACCTCGATGCAGCGGTAGCTTTGAACATCATACGAGTCAACGCTGCGGGCACAGCACTCGAAGACAGCGGTTTCGACGTGACAGATTTTGCGGCGACCGCGCACGCGCACTCAGCCGCTGACATCACCAGCGGGCTACTTGCCCTGGCGCGCGGCGGCACTAACGCGGACCTGGGCGCGGGCACGCCGCTCAATCTGATACGGCTCAACGCCGGGGGAACCGCGCTCGAAGACGCGGGCTTCGACACGGGGGACTTCCTGACGCCTGCTGCCGCTGACGCGGTCTACCTACGCCTTGACACTGCCAACGACCCGATGCAGGCCGACCTAGACATGGGTGGCTTCGCGTTGAAGAACACGGGACTTGTCGAGGGTGGGGGTGCGGTTGCAGGATTTCTCGCCCTGGCACCTGATGACACAACCACAATAAGCGCAGGAGGTCTACGGGGGGTTGCCGTTGATCCGTTCTTCACCGCTAATAATGGTGGTTCCTGGGTGGGGATTAGTTCCCTGTCAGTCGTCCCCTCCGTCTATACCGCTGACGGCACTACAGGGGCTTGCGTATTTGCGGTGCTCACGTTCGGGGTGACCAGTGGCGCGGGCTCCACCATTCTCTTATCGAACACGGACATCAACCCGTGCGCGGGGACACTATTCAACCACGGGCAGCGGTATCGCTCTGAGAGCGCAGGTCAGATTGTCGCTGCCTTTACTCTGTTGGATACACCTAGCTTCGATTCGGTGGGAGCTACAGCAGCCCTTGCCGCGCAGTATAGAGGGGTGTACACCGCTCCGAGATTTACCGCGTCGGCCGGTGGTACGGGCACCACGAGCACTTGCGATCACTTTACCGCCTTGCTCAGCACTGACGTTGGCTGGACTATCCCAGACCGTCGGGGCTTCTACTACAGACAGGCTTTAGGCACTGGGGCAGTCACCGATGAGGCCGCCCTCTACATTGGAGGCTTCGCGGCCACCGGTAACAGATACACGCTTTACTCCCCGGACACCACCGGGGTCATGCTCCACGCCGGGAGTGTACGGATCGGCGCAGCACCCGCGACCCTAGATACCCTGAACGTTGACGGATCTTCTTTCCTTGAGCACGTCGCCGTAGAAGATGACGACTACGCCTTTGGAATAGAGTGCCGCGCAGCAGGGCTCGGCGATGTCAAGGCGCTAGGTATTCACTATGTCACCGGGGCTCTCGCAGCGGGCGAACGCGGAGCGGCGGTTCTGGTAGGCGTTGACGGAACCACGGCAGCGGGCGGCGCCATCGCAGGGCTTACGGTAGTTGCAACCGAGACAGCAGCTACGGCGGTGGTTGGCCTAGCGGTTGGCGCGTTAGTCGGACCCATCTTTCAGTTTTCGGGTACGTTCGCCGATGCTGATTCAATCCTCAACAATGCTGCCGATGTGCTAGCCGCACTTTCTACGGGCGGCGCAGGGAACATCTCGGTATTCGTCGCTGACAACGACACGGTGACGATTGGGTTCGCGTCGGAATTTGAAGAAATTGAAATCATCGTAGACACCCCGTCGTCAGGAGGGGGCATCGCCCCGACGTTTGAGTTCTCAACCGGCGTAGGCACATGGGCCACGTTCAGCCCGACAGACGGTACGAACGGGCTCAGGAACACGGGCGTAATCGTTTGGCGCGAGAGCGACATCCCCTCGTGGGCAGTGGGCGTGGGCGCGGAGTTTCTGATCCGAATCACACGCACGCGAAACTCGCTTACAACCACGCCAATCATTGACAAGGTCCAAGTCTCCGCAACCGTAAAGTATATGTGGGACGCGACCGGCAGCGTCGTCATCAACAAACTGGAAAGCACGATTGTAACGGGCACCCCGCCGTTCGTCGTCGCGAGCACCACGAAGGTTGATAACCTCAACGTTGATCTGCTCGACAACGAAACTGGGGCGTACTACTTAGACAGCGCCAACTTCACCGGGACCGAATGGGACGACCTGACGGACGGGCTAGGGACAACGCTTCACACGCACGTCCACGCCAATCTGACTTCGCTCATCGCGCCTGCAGACGACCACACCCAATACATCTACTGGCCAGGGCGCGCAGGCGGCCAAACCGCGAAGGGCGGCACGGCACCGGCAGACTTCCTGAAACTACAGAGCACTTCCGGTGCTGGCAGCGGTGACTACATCGCAATGCTCGGCGGCACTGACGGTGCCACCGAGATAGCGCGCTTCTTGGGATCGGGCAAGGTAGGCATCGGAACGACTACGGCTGCCAACGCATCCAGCTTCGAGGTAGCGACCACCACAACCGCGCTCGTGGCCGGAACCTACGCGGGGAGTTACATGGGCCAGACGTGGGCGCCGTCTGGGGCTATAACGGGCTCCCCAGATGTAATCACGTTTCGCACTCGGGCTACATATGAAGACGGCAACGTTAACTCAACTACGGGGCAGATACGAGGGTTTCAGGTCATCGCAGAACACCTGGGGGATAGTAGTATAGCTGGTGTCCAGGGCGCGCAGCTTTTTGCTATCGTTGGTCCACTAGCCGGCGCCGAGTCTGGAACGTCGTTTGCAACCGACGTAGTCGGCATCATACTTCAGTCGGTAGCAAACGCGGACATGGGCGCGGCAGCTACTCCAATGTCTACGCGCGTCATTGGTGGCGCGTTTGCGGCAGACAACCGTGGGCGCGGCACGGTTGGCACCATGGCGCCGGGTACGTTCTCCATCGGGTGCCAGGACGCCAACTCGATCATCACTAACGCATTTGGTATTCGTGTCGCTGGTATCGTGCTACAGGGCGCGCTTGCTGGGATAGACATCCTGACCGCAGGCACTATAACGAACGGCACGATGGTGGAGATCGGGGACTGGTCCAGTGGGCCGACCTACACCAACCAGCCTGTGCAGCTGAAGTTGCTCGCGGCAAGTGTTGCGGGCCGCATCGGCATCTACCAGGACGGGACGAATGCCTACAACAAATTCGAGGGCTCAACCACGCTTGGAGCCGACGACGTTCCGACGACTGGCTTCGCGGCTGACGTGCGAGGCGACCTGCGGGTCAGTGGATACGTAGACATCACGGCAGCATCGGCGGTCGCGCCGCGCTTGTCGGCTTCGTTTACTTCGACCAACACGTCTGGCACACGACGCACCGCTTTGTTGACTGCGTTCATGGACCCGAGCGCGCCTACGTCCGAGACACTGGCCGCGCTGATCGCGACTTCGGCCTCAACGGCGGGCGACACTAACGCTCTTTCCGGCACCATATACGGCGCCCAGTTTGCGTCGCAGCATTTGTCCACCGCCCTCTTGACTACGCTCTACGGGACGCACGTCACAACGTCGCTTGGTCAGGATACCGGCGCGGAAACAGCCGCATCGTCTGCGACCAACGTGGGTGGGATCACGTCAGTGTGTGTTGGTAACGCCGACATGGGCGCGGCCGCTACACTGATGGCGACGCGCATGTACGGCGTTGGGTCTTTCTGCACCAATATCGGCAGAGGTACAGTCACCACCTTCGCGGCCGGGCACTTCGGCATCGGGATTCAGGATGCGAACGCCATAATCGCAACCGCCTATGCAGCCCGTTTCTCTGGTCTCAATGCTGCGGACGGGAACACTCTAACAGCGGGAACGATCACTAATGGTTCGTTCGTCGAGATCGGCGACTGGGTCGCCGGCCCCACGTACACCAACCAGCCCGTCCAGCTCAAGCTCGTGGCGGCAACTGTTGCTGGTCGCATCGGTATCTACCAGGACGGTACGAACGCCTACAATAAGTTTGAAGGTAAGACCGGCCTGGGGATAGACGCCGTACCCGATGCATGGGCGGAATTGGGCGCGGCTACGGCCACAATCGCGCCCTTAAAGTTCAACTCTGCGGCGCTGATTGCATCGCCCCTGAGGGGTTGCGTCGAATTTCTTACAGATGACTACTACGGCACGATTACCACGGGTGACGCCCGCAAGAAGTTCGTTCTGGACAACGGCGTCGATCTGGTTTCCGGCCGAGTCCCTTTCGCCACGACTAACGGCCGGCTGGTGGACGACGCAGACATGACCTTCTCCGGGGCGACCCTGACGGTAACAGGCGTCGCGGTAGGAGCGACCGGCCTGACTTCTACGGGCCTCATCAAGTCTTCATCTGCATCGGCCGGCGTAGGCTACGCCGCGGGCGCGGGCTCGACCGTAACGCAGCTCACCAGCAAAGCGACGACCGTAATCATCAACGCCTTATGCGGCACCATCACGACGCACAACGCTGCGCTCGCCAACAACGCCCAAGTTACTTTCACCGTCACTAACTCGTCGATGGCGGCGACCGACGTAGTAATACTCAACCACCAGTCGGGCGGCACGCTTGGAGTCTACATCATCAGCGCGGGCGGCGCAGCGGCAGGTTCGTTCACGATCACCCTGGGTAATGAGAGTGGCGCGTCGCTGTCGGAAGCCTTGGTGCTGCGGTTCGCGATAATCAAGGCTGTGGCGGCATGACAAGGCCCCCACGTCGTGCTATGATGAGCCTCAAAATCACAGCCCAAACGGGCAAGGGAGAACCAAAATGAGCCAGCCTCAGATGACCGTTCAGGAAGCAGCCGCGACGTTGCAGATCGTGATTCAGAAGAAGTGCACCATGTCCGGCGACGAGTACGACGCTGCGCGCACAGCACTCAACATGCTGTTTCAGAACTACATGGCGCTCGACCGCGCGGCAGGCGCGCTGAAAGTAGCGGCCGAGCAGGCCGGCGTAGATGTTGATGCGGTCCTTGCGGCCGTTCAGCAGGGGCAGCAAGGCCAGCAGGCGCCGCCAGCGGCACCGCCGCGCGCCGAGAAGCGTCGGGGCAAGCTGGAAGCTGTGAAGCCGACCAACGGAGCAGCGACCGCGCAGGAGTAAACAGGTGAGTGACAACTTAGCTCTAGATCAAGTAGCTGAAGGCCAGGACTCTTCTGAGATCACGATAAATGATAAGGGTGGGCAGCTCGACGCCGCCATCACCGAAGTGTTGTCGGTCGCGGTCACGAACACCAACGCCTACACACTCAGTGCAACCCAATTGCGCCGCAACTTCATGTTCCATGTCATAGATGGCGCGCCGGTTCCTACGGCGACCATCACACTGACCGTGCCGGGCTCGATTGAGCGCGGCACCTTCGGCGTAATCAATGATACCTCGTTTGACGTGGAGGTCGAGATCACAGGCCAGACCGAGCCGGTCGTAACCGTGGGATCGGGGGACACGTCTGCGATCTACAGCGACGGCATCAACACGCGTTCAATCGGGGGCGGCGGCGGGGGAGCGTTCTTGCCGATAGACGGTAGCCTCCCCATGACGGGCGATCTTGAGATCGTCGTGGGCGGCATTGACATCAACATAGACCCAGCCAGCGCTACCACTTCTTACTTGACCACAGACAGTTTGTTTTGGGAGTTTGTCGTAGACTTCGATGGTACGTCGCGCAGTATGCTTTTGTCGGCGTCTTCGCTGATCCCTTCTGTCACCGACGTGCTTGCTTTAGGCGAGTCGTCGTTTCGGTGGAGCCAGTTGCTCGTCGGCACAGGCACGTCAGACTTTCGGGGCCACGTCGGAATTGACAACCAGATGGAGCTTCGGCTCTATGAGCTAGACGCGAACGGCTCCAGCTATTCAGCGCTGCGTGCCGCAGCAGCGATGGCCGGAACCGTAACCTACACCCTTCCCGATGCAGACGGTGCGGCCGGCGCAGAGCTGAGCACCAGCGGCGCGGGCGTCCTGTCGTGGGTGCCGCCGCCGTACGACGTGGTCGGCTTCTTCGCGACCGCACCAGGCAACGGCGAGCTAATCACGCGCGTCGTGTTCAACCGCGCCGTGACCATGGCTACGAACCTGACTGGCTCGCAGGGCTTTCTGGGTACTGCTACGACGCTTACGACTACCTTTGACCTTCAGAAGAACGGCGTCAGCTTTGGCTCTATGACGTTCACTGGAGTCGGCGCGACCGTCGCGACCTTCACGTCAACGGCCGCCAGCTTCGCGGCTGGCGACCGCTTCGAGATCGTGGGCCAGAACCCAGCCGACGCATCAGCGGCCAACCTGAGCTACGCGCTACGGGCAACACGTGCCTGATCCGACGCCAATACTGTTCGCTGGCGGTGAGTTGGAAGCCTTCGACACAATCGGCGGCTTCGGCATCAACGACTTCGTGTTTGCCGGCGCGGGGGGCTCGTTCGACGCAAACTTCGCAACCGGCGCGATTGCACTTGGAGGCTTCGGCTGGGCGGAAGCGGTCTTTCGCGATGCGACCACTGGTGCCGTCTCGCCGCAGACCAACTTCTGGGTGCACATGGAGGTCGTGCCCGGCACGCTCGGCGGCTCCACCATCGCGCCGTACTTCGTGCTGGTCGATTCTTCTACCGGCACTGTCGCATTCCAGTTTGACTGCGACGGCTCGGCAGCCACACACAACTTGGAATACTGGACGGGTGCTGCGTTTACGGCGATAACACCCAACGACACCCTGGTGGCGGCGACGCTTTACAGACTAGACTTTTGGATCAAGATTGACAACGTCAACGGGGAGCTGCGTTACTACCGCGATGGTGTCCTAAGGCAGACCTTCAGCGGCGACACGCTGTACAGCGGCTTCTCTGTGATCGACACGCTCGTGCTGTTTTGCCCCAACAATGAGACCGGCACCAACGCGACGACGAGCACGAAGTACAGCCAAGTCATCGTATCGACACAGGACACCCGTGGCATGCGGCTGGCGACGCTCAACGCCACCGCGCTTGGGACTACGAGTGCGTGGACTGGTGTCAACGCAGACATCAGTGACACGGTTGTGGTCAATGAAAACACGTTCCTTTCAAGCATCGCCAACGGCAACGTGTCTACGCACACCGCGACAGACTTGACCACCGTGGCCGGCGGCTACCAGCCAATCGCGGTTGTGGTCGCCGCACGCGCGCGCAAAGACAGTACCGGCCCGCAGAATTTGCATCTGGGTGTGCGGACCAACGCGGCCGACAACTTCCCTGACGCTGTCACCGGCCTGGAGGCGGGGCTTCGAGGCTTTCGCCGCGTCATGCACGCCAATCCCGTCACCGGGCTGAGCTGGACGAAGACCGAGATCAATGCGATTGAGGTCGGCGTCAAGGCGGTGACGTAATGGCCGACTTGTTCGTAGGGTCCGAAAACGACAGCTACTACCTGCTGGGCCACCATGTCCAGAGTGCGTCGGTAACGTCCCTCTTTCGAGGTACGGCGTCACCGGACATAGATACCAACTTCTCGCAGAACGGCGTGGGACCGTACAACAACGCGCATCTGGTCATAGACATCGCTGGCACCACGGAGCTGTGGTTTCACTGCTTGGTCAACTTTCGGGGCAACAGCACGACGGCGCTGTTTGTGCCCATCAAATTTATCGACACTGCATCGGGCGCATTCCCCGGCCAGGTTGTCGCGCAACTGGACCCCGACCTCGGTGTGGCACCGTACAACGGCACCAGCGTGTTTGACCTGGAGTATTGGGACGGCGCTGCGTTTCAGGCGTGCGCCGGCCGTGGCGCGGATCGCCGAAGCATCAGGTTTGCCACTGGCTGTCGCCAGAAGATCGACATCCACATCAAGATCGACAACGTCGCCGGCTGGTTTCGCTTCTACGTGGACGGCGTGCTGCGACAAGAATTCACTGGCGATACACTCAACGCCGGCTACACCCAGATCAATCGCATCATCTTGCACACCAACGTCTCTCCTGATTTGGGGTCAGCGTCCGCGACAGTGTATACTGAGGTCATTGTATCTCAGGACGATACGCGTGGCCGTCGAGTAGCGAATCTGGAGCCCACGGCAGACGGGGCGAACACGGCGTGGGGCGGCGCGATAGCGGAGATCAATGATGACGCGCTCCGCGACACGGAGTTCATATCGAGCACGACGGCGAACCAAGTCGAGACCTACGTCACATCGGACTTGAGCGCGGTGGCGGACAACCTCTACGTCATGTCCATCGTGACCAACGCCCGCGCCAAGATCGGCAACCTGGGAACCGGGCCGCAGAACCTGCAACACGTAGTGCGATCCAACAGCGTGGACTACTTCAGCGCGAACGTGACGCGCCCTAACGGCGGCGCGCTCGACGCGCGAACAGGGCCGACGCAAGCCATCTGGCTCGTCGATCCCAACACGAGTGCGGCGTGGGCTACTGCGGCGGTCAACGCAATGCAGATCGGAGTCAAGTCGATAGCGTAGCCATGGCGATACTATTTGCATCAACTGAGGAAGACCCGTACGTCATCGTCAACGCGGCGCAGATATTCAGCACGCGCGACGAGACCGACAACACCGACTTCACGCGCACAGACGGCGCGGTAAACCTGTCATCGACCGCGACGCTGACCGCGACGTTCACGGCTTCGGACGAACTGTGGGTAGTGGCGTCTATCTCGCACACCACGGTCAACATCAACAATGATGATCCGTACCTGCAACTCAAGGATAGCGGTACGGGCCAAGTCCTGCTGCAACTAGACGCCGACAATGGCCTGTACAACATGGAATACTGGAACGGCGCCGCGTTCGTGGAAATCTCCAGCGCCGATTTGGAGATTCCGATCAGCGCCACGCTGATCCGCCACACGATCTATTGCAAGCTGGACAACAGCGTCGGCGTGTTCGAGTGGTACATGGATGATTGCTTGGTGGCGCGCTTCACGGGCGACACGATCCTGACTGCGGCTACGACGGTGGACACATTGATCCTGGCGAGTGCGAACACTACTGACACCGGCTCGCTCAACTCAACGGTGTTCAGCGAAGTCATCGTCAGCGAGGAGCCGACGTGGGGCCTGCGCTTGTTTGCGAATTACGCGACGGGAGACGGCACGAACACGGCGTGGACTGGAACTTTCGCGGACATCGACGAGCCCGGTGAGGCCAACGACGCTGACTTCATCACCGACGATGTCAACGGCGACATCGAGACGTTCGCAAACCAGAACCTCTCGACCGAGGCGGCCGGCATGACGCCCATCTGCCTTGTGACGGCTTTCCGTGGGCAGAATAGTGGCGCGGGCTCGGCCAACAACATTCAGCACTGCGTGCGAAGCACCAGCGACTTCTTCAGCGCGAACGTGACGGGCCTGGGCGTGACGCTCGCGCCCTTCTACACAATTTGGGCGCAGAACCCCAACGGTCCCACAGCGTGGACATCGACGACCATCAACGCGATGGAATTTGGCGTGAGGGCGCAAACCTAATGTCTGTAACAGTCACGAAGAACACCGCGCATACCGTACTCGGCATGACCGTCGGCGACGGGCTCGCGGTCAGCAAACTGAATTCGATGGCGGTGCTCGGCTATCGCCCCGCAGGGATTTCCTGCACGAAGCTCTGCGGCTACGCCGTGCTGGCAGTGTTCGCAGCGCCAACCACGCCGCAGACCCGACGGCCCAACCTGGTGATGTCATGAGTAAACCTCGGCAGTTCGACGCAGGTGACGACCCCTATGATACGAGCGCACCGCTTGAGCCGGCTTGTGTCGAGCCCATCGGGTCGTGGAAGTATCGTCGGCGCATGATGTTCGGAGTCGTGTTGTTTTGCATGGGCGTCGTGGTATACGTGTTACACGCTAACCTTACGTCGCCGGTCGCGGAGACGTGCGTGACCATGTCGTTTACCGCGATCATTTCTACCGTGGGGTCCTACTGTTTCTCTGCCTCATGGGACGACGCGAACGCTAGAAAGGCCACACGATGAGAGTGTGTC